CCAGATCAACTCAGCCGTCCGATCGCGCAAAAACAAATGGACGGTAGATAGAGGCTTGCGGCTTTCTTCTCCAGCAAGCTACTCACCTGGATTGGTGACGTGGAAAGTGGTTGCGTGCACTGCAAGCAAAGTAACAGATTCGTTCTTATCCAAATGGAATCTTTTATTGTGGGCCCGCCCATAACTCGATTCATATTGTTCCCGGCCTTCGGCCGGGTAGCACCTCCCAGGCCTTCGGCCTGGGCAGGATATTCATAAGATGTAAACGATAGCGCGTGGGCGGGCGGGTATTGGTGTAATTTAGATGACACATACTTTAAATATTCCACAGTTTTATTCTGTCCCTGCTGATTTTCAAATAATCAGGCAGGACATTGGCAAATACGAGTACATGCACATGGTCGAACCCAAGATAACTAAGGGGTTCGTATTTGTCCGAACTGAATGCCCTGTTCTTAACACATTCTAACAGGGCATAATTTAAATACTCTAAATTACACCTGGGTACATCGAGGATTAAATTTCGTTTTGGGTCCTCGATGTACTGGTACAATACGTCCTTTCTGGTTCCACCACATGTGTAGAACCAGTCGGGCTTGAGTCCGAGATATTTGGCAAACACGGACTTCCCGTCTCCTCCGTCTCGTCCGCATATCCAGAGGATTGTGCGATCGTCCGCTGGCTCTCCGATCGCAGACAGCACTTCAAGCTGCCAATTGTGATATGGAAATGGGAACGGATTTTCAGCGGCCCATCTTGTCCATTCCACCGAAGCTCCGTGTACAACGCATCTTCGGTATCCGCCTGGGTCTTCCAGGCGGAGTTCATCAGGTTCCTCAGCAAATCGTTGGGCCAATCGTGGCCTTTTGACTCCAGGACGAGTCGGGACTCCGTGCTCGAGAAGCACCCGTTCCTTCGAACAGTAGTCTCTATTCTGTTCGTCGGAACCACGGGTCGGCTCCAGGTGAATCCTGTCATTCCCAAGAACAGTCTTCAATCCTTGCAGTCGCCGACCGGTCTTCAAGTGGATGAATCCTTGGAGGTGTCGTTGGCCAGTTGAAGGTGCAACCTCGTCCCCAACTATAGCATAGACCAAGTTAAGGGACTCGATGCGCCTTACAACATTCGCCGCCTCTTCCTCTGTCTCGTAGTTCAGAGTGAAGCACCAGCGGCGAATGGAGGAACCCATTTATAGCCAAGCGGGGTTAGCAGAGGTTGGGGAGCCGCGGGGGTAATACTAGCCCCCGCGGCTATTTATACTTAGCACGGGACTTAGCAGAGGTTTTTGGCG